CAGATATGTTAGTAAACTTCATAACAGCGTGCGTAGGACCATCAAATATAGTCTGTGAAGCTACTGCATCAGCCATACTAATCTCCTATTACGCTATTTGAACGTACTCAATGATAAAGGTAAACGACCCTGCTGTAGTAGCATCCACAGTGTTAGTGATATTGCAGAAGATAGTTCTTGCGGTGTCTGTATACTGAACAGACGCTGGGGCTGTTGTGCCGTCTTGTGTCTGAAGAACCAAGCTGGTCACAGTTACGTTGTGTGCAACAACGGTTGTACCACCATCAAGAATTTCATCAGTCTGAGCCGCAACAATCTGCGCACCAGAAGAAGATGTACCGACCTCATACCCAATGTCGCCTGTTCCGATAACAGGAGATACATCACAAAAAATCTTAATGTCAGTGATAATGGTATTGGCAGGTTGTGTAAATTCACCAATAGACGGGCTGTCACCCGCTGTTGAATTTACTGTAACGCCAGTAGCAAAGCCAACGTGTTTTACGTATTTGTTCGTTACAATACCTGTAGACGCAATAGATGCAACATCTGTAATAGCGCCAGTGGTTGCGTTTTTAGATACAACGGTAAACCCGTTTTCCGAACGGACGGGACCATTAAAAGTCGTATTAGCCATGTATGTCTCCTGTCGTGGCTAGTGTCAGCCACAGAATGCGGCTGTCAGGGATTGATGTATTATACACACAACCAAACAAAAAGAAAGGGGCAACCGAAGTTGCCCCAGTTCAGGCATACAGGCAAAACCTGTCGAGCAGTAAACTTAGGCTCCGGGTGAACCGAAGATTCCAAGCGGATCAGAAACACCGAAACTATAGCGTTCACGGGCTTTGTAGCGGCTGTTGCCAGTATCAAAGTCAGCGTCCATAGATGTAGCCATTGGGCTACGTGTGAAGTGTTTTAGACCGTTTGGAACGTCTGTCATAATGAAGAACGCATCAGTATCTGTTAAATAGTGATTAATGGTGTATCCTTCAGGTATGGAGCCGTTATTACGGATGGCGTTTAGATCGTTATCCGCAGTGCCTACGCGTCCTTCTGTTTCCAACAAACGTGTTGCAACGAATTGCAAATTTGGTGGGATCACAAGTTTACGTGGGCGTGCAGCAATCAATAAGCCACGTTCATCCGTCCAACCAGCAATCTGAATAACAGCCGCCTCAAGAGAGGTTTCGTTAAGATCAGCAGCTACGGCTGGTTCGTTTGAGTTAGTACCACCAGAAATTAGTGGGTGAGCAGTTGAACAAAGCTCAACCCCGTCACCATAGGTAGTACCCGAAGAAAAGGCATTATTCAAAATACTTGCTGCCTTAACTTGTTTTGTATACGCCATAGCACGAGCGAGTGCCTTAGTATAACGAGCAGACAGTGAGTCATACAAGTTATCCTCAATAGCTTCCTCAGTAATAGAGAAACCCATTGCCACTGTTTCGTGTGTGTAGCGTGCGGTGAACGCTTCCTGTGCATTGTCATATTCAATGGCAGAGCCTTCGTCTTTGACAGGTGCCGCAGAAAAACCACTCAATTTTGTTTCTTCTTCAAAGGAACGATCCGATGTTTCAGATTCAAAAATCTCGGCGTGTTCTTCACCGTATTTTGCGTATTCCAGACCAAACAAGGCGTTTAGGCCGGGGAGCAGCTCTTTAAGTAGCTGGGCGCGTGAAATAGCCATTAGTTATTCTCCTTATACGCCAACGGTGTGATCGTAACGATGATAACCCGCAGTAAACTTCACAAGAAACTCTGTGAAATTACCTGAACTATCCACCGTGTCGGGGACCACATCAATTACAGTGAATGGCAGGATGGATGTGACATTGTTAATGAACACGCCCATACGACTATTACCAGTGCTAGTTAAACCAGTGTTCAACACAAGCTCCGCATTACACGAAATTGTGGTGGCACGAGTCTTAGCCAGTGGCAAAAGGCCAGTTGTTGCGCCGTCAGCAGTTGATCCGGTTACATTTACAGCTTTAAATATAACATTGGGGTCATCTACAACAATAGCTTCAATATCAGATGCTACAGTGCTTGCAGGATAGTTCTGCCTGAATGTTAATTGACCTGTGCTAGGGTCAGTAAAACTACATCCAAGGAAAACACCAACAACACCAGCAACTGCTGAAGTATTATTTTGCAGCGTAGTAATGATAAGCGTACCATCGCTCGTATACTGCACAACATCTCCATAGAAGATTCCTGTGCCGTAATTTGAAGCAATGGGTATCTTACGGGTGCTACCCGCGTAAGACCTGCCGCCAACCAAGCCGACAGGCTTTAGCCCGTAAGGGGCATTTATGGTAGGATAAGCCATTTTTAGCTCCTAAAAGTTAAGTTCCTTTACCGAAGGTTACCCGAGACTTTCGTTCGTGAAACAACGGCATACGAGGGTCATTTTCACGCATAAGGTTGTTATCGACAGACTGCATCTGACTATCCGTTTGTTGCGAAAAGTAATCAGTGCGTTCGTCTACCATTTCTTGCGGAGCCTTGCACAACATTAACCCGCCAATCACTACGTTATCCCTGAACCGTTCTTGTTCTACGGTAACCATAGTAATTTCTGGGTGGTCTGCTGCTTTTACAGGCTCCCAACCTTCACGTAATTTTGATGAGACATTAGTGGCGTCAGTTTGGCCTTGGTTGCTCACACGAACCCAGCGATACGCATAGCCGTCTTGGGGAATCGGAGACGGTAAAGTCTCTGGGCGCGTCCAAGCCTTTTTACGTACTTTCTTTTCACGAGTATCTAACTCGCGGTTAATGCGATTTTCAGCCATCTGCTTTCCTCATGTCTAGTGCAACCTGTTTGGCGTATTGTTGAGGAGTTAACCCCAACCGTTTAGCGATTTGGACTTGTGTGCGTGTCAACGTCACTTTTTTAGGCGCTGTGCTCCGCGTTGCGGGTGCGACCACTTGTGTCTTTCGCTTCGGTTCGGCTTCCTCAAAATTATCGGGGAATACCTGACGCATACGAGCATCTATAGTCTCGTAGTATTCATCGCTTTGCGGGCTTACGCCCTGTTTGACAAGTTTGCTATGCAGCCCCAACGCTAAACTTGTCATTTCATCATCGTTACCAAACCACGAATTAGTCTTTTGCCAATTTGCGGCCCGTTCATCGACTTGTACTGCCGGGGCGGGTTCTGGTTCTGGTTGTATAGGAGTTTCTTCTTCCTGTAAAGCAGGTATTTTGAAGTTTGCTAGCCTATCAGCCTTTAATCTAGCAGATGTTAACTTTTCTTGCGCTTCCAAAAGGGCGTCTGAGTCTCCTGCTTCATAGGCTTCTTTGTATCCACGTTTAGCCACTTCGGCTTCAGCCGCGGCATTCTTTTTGGCTTGTTCAAGCAAAGCAGTTTGATTTTTATTGACATTACCTTTTAGCTTTTTGTTTTCTTCCATAAGCTGCTGAGTAACACGCTCAAGCTCTTGGCTTTGACGTAGAGCTTCTTCTTTAGCCCTACGCTCATCATGGTAACCTTTGCTGAAATGCTGGATGCGTTTACGAACTTTGTCGGAGTAATCTTCCAACTCTTCATCCGTAACATCTGTCGGAGGTTCTGACGGCTTACGGTTGCGATCAGCTTTCGGCGTATCGTCAACAACGTCAATCTCAAGGTCGTCATCATCAGTATCCGTTTTGCCCGCAGGGGCAGAAGGTTCCTTTGCAGGTTCTGCAAAATCTTCTGCAGTTTTCTTACCGGATATATCAATTTCAACGGCATCAGACGCTTCAACCTCTAATTTTTCTTCCGTTTCATGCGGAAATTCAAATTCTACTTTTTGGAACGCCATGTTTATGCCCTCGTAACGCCACGAGGATCAGCCACAACTGCCTCAATTGAATCGTCATTCATTAGACGATATTCTATGCCCTCAACGGAAAAACGCGTGCCTGAGTTCATACGAAATAAAACGTAATCACCCTCTTTGCACCAAGGGCCGTGAGGGAACCTATCTTCGTCGCTATATGCTTCAGCGCCCATATCAACCACAAGACCGATGATGGACATAATGTGGTCCATCTGTTTTTCTTTTTCTGTTTTAAGAACGCTGGTCCCTTCATATTTTTCTTCTGGTTTTGGGAGGGCTATAAGCAGGCGATAGCCTACAGGTTTAGGTAGCTGCAAATCAAAATCTGCGTCATTTAAAGGTACTACTGTTTCAGTCATTATCATCTTCCATATAACTGCGCGAGAGGTCTTCTATATAACCTATGCTAGCTTCAAGACCCCGAATTAAGCCAACAAGTTCCTTATACGCGGCAAAGTCTTTTGCTCCACCCGATCCAAGAAATTCTAATGCAGAAGATTTATCACCTTCGATCTTATCCTTCAGCACGTCAAAGACGGTTTTAGCCATAGTGTGTTATGACTCCTTTTTAGGTTTTTGGTTAGCTTGCGCTATACGGGCGAGTTCAAGGTCAACCTTATTGTCCTCCACACGCTTTGCTGTAGCGTCTTTGACGCCTTGGCGTTTTGCGTCTATAGCTAGTTCAGCTTTTTCAACACTAAGCTGTTCTGACGCAATCTTAGCATCAATCATCATCTTCTGTTGTTTCTGCTGTAATTCAGTTTGTTTAGCTTGTGCGTCAGTCTGATCCTTTTGGGCTTTACGCTGCTGTTCTTGTTGTTTGACCTGCAGTTCTGCCTGCTTCATCTGAATGATCGGGTCTTGCTGCTGTTGTTGAGCCTTTTGCTGCGCTGCCTGCTTCTGGTTTGCCTGTGTAAGTTGTCTACCTGCATCTGCAACCAGACGTGATAGTTGCACTTCCATGTCTTCTGGCATTTCCTCATTCGGTGCAGGTAACGGTGCGCCCAACTTTTCTTCAATCTTTTTGCGGTACGAGAACCCAAGGTGTTCCGCTATATGCGCCTGTAGTGACGCCATAATCTGTTTAGCCTGTGGGTTTTGTCCGATCATCTGCGCCATCATCGGGTCTTGCATGAACGATGTATGCGTAGCTATGTGCGCCTCGTGGTCTTGATAGATAAACGCCTTCATCGGTTTGCCAACCAACGCGTCCATGTTCTCGCTTATAGGGTCTGCAGGCTTCGCATCATCCTTCGTAGGCACCAGCTTGTCTGCGTTCTTGACGCCTAGCACCTCTATCATCTGTCTGTGTAACTGCGGCAGGTCGTATATCTGTGGTGCTTGCTGCGACATCTGGAGGACAGCTTGGTACTGTACAACCCGCTGCGCCATCGTAGAGCTGTTAGGGTCGCTCACAGGGATCACATCGACCATCATGTAGTCTGCCTGCTTGGCGGTTACTTCGCCCCTCACAGGCTCGTATGTGTATTCTGCGGGCGCATATTCAGCCATGATAGCTTTGAGGAGCTTGAACTCCTGTTTCATAGCGTAGTGTACACGCGCCTGTACTGCAGCCATAGGCTTCAAGGTACGCTCTAACAGGGCCAGTGTAGTACCTACAGGAGCATTAGCTGACATATCCGATATGTTCATGTCACTAATCGCACCCAATCTGCGACCTTCAGTCGTAATCTGGTTCAAAAGGGCGAGAAGGGTCTGGCTAGGTTCCTTGTACGGAAGCGGCATAATATTATCACGGATGCTGCCAGACGGCACGTCTACATCCTTAAACTCACCCGGTTCTATCGGTGTATCGTCTCCCTTGATACGTAGCCCACGCGACTTCAATCCACCGGGGAGATTCGATAGAGTGCCCGCATCAACAAGCTGACGTATCAAGGAAGTCCCTGCTTTGGCGTAACCGCCAATGATATGTATAAGACCAAGGCCATAGAACCCGAATCCCGGTACATAAACATAGTGTACGAAGTGCTGGCGTTTGAGGGTCAAAGGGTCACCCTCCTCGTAATTTCTACGGATCGCCAGCACTTCGCCGCTTCCACGCTCAATCGTGACGACATAGGGGCGAGCAATCCCATCGTCATCATCTACCCCATCAATCAGGAGGTCAGCGTGTACTTCGTATATAGCGTAACGGTCATCATTGGATAACGAATAACCACCTTCTTCTGCCTTCTTTTCTTCGATGTCGGTGTGATATGCTTCTGGCTCGCCAAGCTCTACATCACGATAAAACCCTGCGGCTTGCAGCTTCTTTAGTTCGTTTTTTGTCTTGCGCATGATGTGCGTAACACGTTCTGCGGCTTCAATATTAGATGCCCCATAGGGTACAATCACATCTTCTGCAGATATGTATATCGCGGCCTGACGCCCTAGATTCGGATCGTAATACACCTTCTTGAACGCCGATCCAGCCAAACCAAGGCTATACAACATACGCTCGTGTTCAGGGCGATATTCTACCATACGCTCCGTAAGCTCATAATTCATATCCGCCTTGACCCGTGTGGCGGCTTCTTCCTTATCTTTTGTTTCCGAACCAAGTATTTTGGTTTTTACTGGGCCTGCTGCGGGGAAAGTTTCGGACATTGTTTCCGCTTGAAAACGTATGGCAGCTTCCGCCAATACAGTAGAAAACACACCGCACGCGCCATCCCAAGGGTCTGTACGGTCTTCATACTTAAATCCTAGCACGTCCAAGCCTTTTACGAACGTATCTGCCCAATCCTTACGGCTATCGGTATCGGATTGTACCTGCTCTATAAGATCACCAGCCAATTTATTCAGGTGCGATTCGTCTAAAACTTCCGCTAGATTCATACCAAATTCAGTAAAATCTGCTTCTGTGCCGGGAATTATGGTTACTTCCATACTACCATCGGATAGGGTTACAGCCTCTGGGTCTAATATTTCTATTTCCAAATCAGGCACTTCCATCTCTTCGATGTCCGTAATGCTTTCGTCCATACCCAGTGGGGCAGCGTACAGTCCTTTTTCAATAGCCATTTCTAACCCTCTTAATAAAATCCACCGCTACGGCGCTTCCAATATCGCGGTTCGTCCGGTTCATCAGTAGGAAGACGTATAAACCCACCCTGCCTAAATCTCATTAAGGCCATAACCGTCGAATCCACAAGGTCATCATTACTCATAAACGGGAATCCTGCAATCTCTTCTACAACTTCTTCTGCCCACCGTGTCTGTGGCACCCACACAAGCTCGGACGCAATTATGTCCGCTACAGAGTTGAGGCGTGCCGTCTTGTCCCCAGAACCCCTATGTGGGGTATACTCTGATATAGGTAAGCCCATACGCCGCATTTCTTGGTACAAGGCCACACCAGAACTTTTCTTTTCCACAATGAACGAATCCGGTTCCCAATCCGTATACTCATCCATAGCAAGCTGTTTAAGCTCTGGAAACTCCATACGCTGTTTTATGCTATTTAACAATATAATATTATACGCATTGGTATCTTCGTTAAGAAATACCCCCCATGTGGTAAGCGCTGTATAGTCTGCACGGTTGTGTTTCTCGGCTGCGGCATCAAGGGACATGATAACATATTCACAGGATGGCGGTTGTTCGTGTGTCCACTCCTGCCACCACTCCCGCTTGACGATGGCGGCTTCTTCCGCAGTGGGCTGCTGTTGATACTGTGCATTCCACTGGAATGTAGGCATCGAAGCCTTTGTACGTAACAGGGCATCCAGATCAAAGAACTCAGGCCACAGAGGCTTTTGTACTTCTTTCTTTGTTTTCTTGTTCATAACGTCCAATATGGCGGGAAACTCTACTACCTCATACTGGTCGGACCGTTCGTTCTGGGTCATGTCTCGTACAACACGACCTGTCAGGTCATCCATATGCCAACGCGTCTGTATTATGGCTACGCTACCATTTGGCATTAGACGTGTCCGCGCACCGAAGGTGAACCACTCGTAGGCTTTTTCAAAGACTTCAAAGTTCCCGTTGATAACATCCTGTTCAGAGTGGGGATCATCAACCAAGAGGAGGTCAGCACCCCGCCCAGCAAGAGCAGACCCAATACCGCACGCATAATATTCACCTCCTACGTTGGTGTTCCACCGTCCTGCTGATTTACTATCCTGTGCTAGTTGCACGGTAGGAAATATGGAACGGTACTGATCTGTAGCAATCAAGTTACGTACTTTACGCCCAAAATCTACCGCCAAATCCGTAGTATGCGATACCATCATAACTTTTTTATTTGGATTTCGCCCTAAAAACCACGCAGGATAAAAAATAGAAACAAGCTGTGACTTACCATGTCTAGGGGGTATATTTACACAAACACGGTCTTTATCTCCCCGTTCAACACCCATTAACAAGTTAGCTAGTATACGATGATGCTTACCAACGATAAAATCAGGCATCATTTGTTTACAAAACTCTATTAGGTCGTCGTACGCAGCTTTATTTGCAGTGCGGTTATGTAGTTCATCCACCATACGGTCGATTTCTGCTACCTCATCAGCGCTAAACGAGTCTAAATTAGCCAACATGACCTCAATATCGGCCTCATCAAAGGCTAAACCGTCAGTCATCATCGTCAAAACCAAACTCTGCGTCCGTATCTAGCATTTGTTCGTCTATAACAGTAGCATCTTCTACTTCCGGTTGTGGGTTTACCAGTTTTGCAAGTTTACCGCGTAGTTTTTCCTTAATATCATCAGTTGTTTGGTGGGTAATAGTGACCTCAGACTTTTCTGTAAACAATCCTACGTCTGATATCTTACCAAGAAGCTCCAATGCACGCATACGTACCCTTGGATCGGGGTTTTCGCTCTCAATAATGAGTTTGTTAGTCACCAAATTACGTAATTGTTTAGCAGATTCTACTACAGAATGATTAAACTCATCTATTATATTGCGTGTTAAGCGCACAGATGCAGGGGTCAGCACCGCGGCTCGCTTATTTGTAACCTTGTTGGATGTTTTGTCAGGGTCGTGGGCATACGCGGTGGCTAATGTAGCGGCGACTTCCTTATCTACCTCATCAGGTGCAACGTACATGCCATGTTTTTCTAATTCGGCAACAGTATTGTCCAGTGCGGCTGCACGCTCCGGTAGAGGTATATGTTTTACCTCGTCTTCTAGGGGTATTCCTAGCTCTGGGGTGGCAGTAATAGGCATAATACATCGCAGGTTGGTAACCGATAACGTAATAATAGGGTACAAAAAATTTTTTGACAAGGGTTTTGAAAAAGAGGTGGGGGGTGTTC